GTTGTATTCCTCAAGGAATATTAAAGTCTCTGATTGGTTCAAGTCAAACTTCGCAGCCAGTCTGCACGCCACCTTGAACGTCTGTAGATCCCCGCCAGAGCCCTCAGTTGCCGGTTTGCAGCCCTCCAGGTACGTCCGCACCTGACTTTCCCAATCGTAGGGCCGAGGCCCACAGGCGTCGTCTGAGGGGCTCTCAGGGGCAGTTTGGCGGTATTCCTGGTTGGCCTCGTGAAGAACAGCATCTACCACATCTTCTATGTCGTTGACAAGCCTGTCTTCGGCGTAAACCTGTTCTGTGACCGTGAAGAACCTGGCATTCGAATAAAGCTCCATGTCGACGCCATGCCAATTAAACCTCCTCCCCTTCCCTATACACGAACCTTTCCCGAAGACCTTAACGCCATTCCCGCTGGGTGACACCTCGGCATAACTCTCAAGGTTTTCAATCAATTCATCGACGACAGCCTTCTTCTTTGGGCAGTCTAGGCAATCGTCAAAATCAACCCCAATGAACCCGTCGCCGGACTTAAACACAAACCCCAGTCCAGAGGCCCCAGAATCGCTTCTAAGGGCCTCCGATGCTTCAGTGTAGGTTGACCAGTGTTCCTCGTTTGTCGAGCTTGCAGGGGCATCCTGTGCGACCTGACGGGGTATCTTGGATCCGTTGACATCCTTCCAGAGAACCCATCTCTTTAACGCCTTCATTTCATCGCTAATCATATCAAACTCCTGTGCTGCCAAACCCGCCGTCACCGCGAGTGGTCTTATGGTCGAATGCGTCAACCTCGAACATGCCACCTAGTAATATTGAATGAAACACGATCTGAGCAATCCGTGTTCCCGGTGCTGAAGTCCACGTCCCGTTGCCACCGTTGTATAGCACCACTTTCACCTCGCCTTGATACCCGCAGTCAACGACACCACCAAGTACGTCGATCCCGTATTTCGCGGACAACCCGGACCGTGGCCAGATCAACCCGGCGAATCCCTGCGGGATGTCGAACGCAACACCCGTCTTTACGATTTGTGATGTACCAGGCATGATCGCCACATGTTCGTCGGCATAGAGATCCCACCCAGCGTCGAACGTGTGTGCTTTGGTTGGTGCTATTGCCGTGTCAGTCATTTTAACGAATTTCATCTACTTAGCTCCATAAAATTTCTGTGATTGAACTGATAGGTGCCAGCCATAGACACAACATGCCAGATGTGCCATCCAGTAGTTACGCTCACGCTTCTCTCTATCATCGCACCAAACTGGCTGTATATAACGATGCCGAGCGGGAAACCATTCCCAGTCTGTGACTTCGTTCATTGGAAACAGTAGCTTGATTTCATCAGCCCGTTTCAAGTTGACCTTCTTTGTTTTTGGGCTCATAGTAACCCAGTCGACCTCAAAATGAAGGTCTAGCGTCCCGTTTGTTTCGACGTGGACCGATGAGCCTGCTTTTTGCAACTTAGTGACAACTGCTTTCTTGAGGTGTAATAACGGTTCGCCTCCTGTGAATATCACGTTCTGTGAGTTCGGTAAAGCTAGGATTTGTTCAACAAGCTGGCCTGCTGTGTACTCGCCACCGTAAGCACCTCCGGTTCCGTGGAAAGTGGTATCACATATCTTACAAAGTGCGTTTTCTCGGTCTTCCTCCTTTCCGCTCCATAAGTTGCAGGATGAGAATCTTACAAACACAGCTGGCATACCTGAGTGATGCCCCTCCCCTTGGATCCCGTAAAACATTTCATGAACGCTGTACATATCCTTACTCCCCGAAGTTAAATTCCGCCTGAACCTCACCATCCCAGCAACCCGGACTCACAGCCCTCTCTATACGGTCCGCGATAGCCTGTGCTCTTACAAACCTCGATGCTGCTGGGTACATTCCGAAACGCTTTACAGCTCCAGAGTTAACTGAAGCATTGGTGCTGTCTGCGGAATAGAAAGGGTAATCCGATACAACTTTAGGTGCTAACATGCGAAGCCCATGCAGCCTAGTCTTCGGTCTGCCAGCACCATCGCAAGCGACTGACATTACACTCTCCATCCGCCTTCTCCATAACGACGAACCAGGGGTCTTGTATTCACCCGAAGAACCAAGGGCTACCATTGACCATTCGTTAGTGAGTCGCTCTAATCTATTTAATGTTTCGTGCAGGTGCCAAACTGGCACCGACACTCGGGATATCCGGGTTGAGACAGAGTTCATAAATCGCCGTATCATATCATCGTTAACCTTCTCATCACCATCAATAACGTCTGGAATAAAAACAGCATCGAGTCTTGGGTGACCAGCCCAATCCTCATACCACGACACAACATCGTCAAACGGGAGTTCACCTCCTTTCGACCAGTAAGTGAACGCAGAGTTATCTAAGAACATGCCACGACAAGAGTCTGCGACGATAGAGGCTATGCCCTTAGTTTTGTAAGGAACCAGTACGTAACGTCCTTCAGAAAACCTCAAAGTGTCCAAGTTTGGACCACAGCCCATTCCATGTATGTGTTTCACTGCCGTCCTCCAGTAAGAATATGTCGTGACTTATCCACAAGCCCCGACGTTTAGTACCCCATATCCAAGTCTTGTGCCTGCTTGGTTGCCTCGTCCAAGGCTTTGTGTCGTTGCTCGACTTCCGCTACATCCAATCCCTCCTTTGCCGCCATGAAACACTTAGCGATAACCTCATCCTTCCAAGTCCATGCCACCGTCCATTGCCTGATTGCCTCAAGTGATTCACGCATCCTTTCATTCTCGTTGATTGTCTTGCGTAATTCGTCTAGCAACGCCCGACAGAATTCTGGGTCCTTCAATCTTTGGTCCAGCGTATCTTCAAAGTCCATGTTCATTTCTCGCCTCTCTTATCCCAAAGGTCAGCAGCAGCGTGTGCACCGAAGAGCATCACCACCACCATCAGCAAAAACCCAACTTGCATTAGAAGGTCTGGTCCGTTCATCTTGCCCCCTTGTTGTTTGTGTCGCACTCGTCTGACATAAGAAGTTATCGCACATCCACAAATAAAAGTAAACCCTGTCTCCGAAGAAACAGGGTTTTTACTAGGTTAGAGGTGGAATGGTGAGTCCAGCCGGTCAAAATACTCCATATGCCCTTCATGGTTCATGCACCGCATCCCGTCGATCCAACAGTCCTGGACCTCGTGGATGCCCTTGAGAGCGTCTGAGATCGCTTCTAAGGCCCTTTGCATGGATTCCTGGTCGTCTGTCTCAAACACAATTGTCGCTTCGTGGACAGCATCTGAGTTGGCTAGATTGTCGTAAATCATTCTTGTTCCTCCAGTCGTTTAATTTCTCGTGCTAGATACCACTGTGCCTTCTTCAAGTCTTCGAGTCCGTTTTTGTACTGATGCCTCCATACATACTTGATTACGTTGCCTAAGCAAAAACTAAAATTCTCAGTGATGTCAATCGCCTGAACTGGCAAGTGATCGTAATGCCGGGGATTGACTGGGTCATCAGATTTCACAAGCTCCTCCTGCACAGGCGATTTCCTGCTGTTGGGTGGTGTTGTCTTCGAGTTCGATCAGAGTCGAGTAGTCGACGGCGACCGCCTTATCCTTTATCTCACAATATCGGTCATAAGTCCAGAGGTCTTTGAGCAAATACGTCAGATTTTTCATCGACAAGTTGTGCTTGTCTGCGAAAGCATTGGCCTTTGCGTCGAACTCTCTGTTTTTGTTGTAGTCGTAAAGTACGTCGTGACACAACTGCCACAGCTCACCGTCGTCGTTGATGCCTTGTAGTAGCTCCCAGCCGTGCAACACAGGATCTGAACCATAGTGCTTCATCATCTGGCTGGGCAGGTACACAGCCGCGAATGGGGCTTGTGCGTAATCTTTATCACCAGTCGCAGACAGCAGTGAAACCCCACAGAGATGTCGACGGTTCTGGTAGATAAACTCTTCAACATCATCCCACTCTTGAGGCTCCACGTTGATTGTGTTACTCACATTATGCGTCACCCCTTTTAGTTGGCACAGATCCTCGTTTGTCCCTGGCACAACCCAGTTCTGCTGTGTCGAAACTACGGCCTCGAGGAGTTGCTCTGCTGTAACCTTCCGTTTTGTGATAGCTCCAGCCTTCGCTTCAATAGCGAAGGACACCACATCGTCCGTTTTATTGGCTGACCACACTGAAGGTTCGCAGGATTCCTCGTTATACAGTTTGTAATGACGGTATACGGGATCGAGTGTGTTCGCCTGGACACGCCTGATATAGCGTTTATAGTGATGCGGATGGATACCGCTGGATGTTCCAAGCACACAACTAGCTGTCCCTTCTGGTTTAACACAAGTGGTTCTCGCTGCTGCCCGGATGCCGATCATGTGGGACACGAGCCCATTAGCGTACTTCACAACTTCCGCACCGGCCCTCTGTACATCTTGATCAAGTAGAACCGTAGGATTCTCCTGAATGCCTGTAATTGAGACCCCCAAAAGACTCTCATACCCAAAGATTGTCTCCGAGACTTGTCCCAGGTATGGGAAACTGATAAACCCAGCCTGTAGCGTTCCGATGACAGCCGCCGAGAAAGCCGCCGAATAAAAATCGAATTCATCCTTGATCTTCGCTCCATTGATTGTTGACAGGTTGCAGCCTTGCCATCCTGTTTCTTTTGTGACCGGACATTTTGGATACATCCCAATTTCGACGCACGGATTCACGATCGTATCCAGGTCGTCCATCCACACGAAACCAGGTTCTCCAAAGTCTTTAACCGATTTCATGATCTCCGCGAATTGCTCTCTCGTCGTCTGATCTCGCAAGAGAGCCACGCTGTTATTTGATCGCCCCCTTTGCGGGTTTTCCGAAAACCAGTTGCCTGTCTTCGCCTTAAGCATCTCGTCATCTTCCGGCGAGAAGACACAGATAGTCGCGGATCGACGGACACCACCAGAAATGACAGCGTCAGCAAGGTGGCACACGATATCGTAGCAATCAATAGGACGTAGAGCATCGCCATTCTTAACAGCCCCTGTAAGTACAGCCTCGACATTGTCCAATGACTTCTTTAGCGGTTCTGGTCCTGGTGCTTTCCCACCTGCTGAAAGTGGAGAGCCTTTGGGACGGATGTCAGAAAAGTCGAATTCAGGCTTCTGGTTATAGCCGAAGTAGGATTTGATAAGCAGGTCAGCCGCTGTTGCCCAGCCCTCGATACTGTCCACGACCTTCATCGGTAAGATTTTGTCTGACGGGGACAGCTTGGGGAGTTTGTTGACATGCTGCTCTTGGACCGAATACCCGGTCCCACAACCACATAATAGAAGATAAAAACATTCGCGGAAGAACTCAACCCGGTCGCAGTGTGATGCCACGCAATTGAACATCCTAGCGTTATGCTTAAAGATTGGATCTCCTGCGAATTGCATCGACCGCATCGAAGGTAACACTTTCTTTGCAAGCACGTCGTCATAGGCCCGAACAATGAAAGGCACAGCTTCGGGGTATGCTTTGTACTTCTCAAGCATCATGGCCCGTGATCGCAGAACACATTCTTCCCAGGTTTCCCGCCGGTTTTCCTCGGGGAGGTACTTGGCATATTTACTTTGAAATGTGAATTCGCTAAGGTTTTTGGTTGTCATCGTGCTTCCTCTCGATACTTGGTGATAAAAGGCGTTAGAAAAAACTCAGGACGGGATACTTTCACTCGTTCCGTCCTCGTCCACGCCGAAATGAAATAGCTGTTGAAAATATCCGCTATCCAGTCCGGGGTCTCGTCCACCACCTCCACTTTCGGCTCTGGGGGTGGGGGATTGTAGTCCCTCCAGACGTCCGCGATCACTGTCGACGAATAGACGGTCGCGATTGACCAAAGTGACATTGCTATGATTGTCATCTTATCTCCCATTTGGCTTGCACCTCCAGTCCTCTTTTATGTCGAGCATCCTCGCGTGAATCTCTCTATGGCAGTTAGCACACACCATTACGCACTTAACTAGCTCTTCTATCAGCTCTTCATCAGGCCTGTTAGTCATTGTCTTGACACATTTAGATTTATTCTCGGGTTTTACGTGGTGGAATTCTATAGCACCAAAACATTTGTCGTAGCCGCATGCCACACACGCTATATTTCCGATCATACCTTGTAGGCGTTTGTAAAATCTTTCATTCCTCCTGGCTCTGTAACAAATCTTACAGTCTGGACTGTATTTCTGTGTCCCGTCAGATCTACTTCCGGTCTTTGGGAATTCGGAAAACTCCTTTTGCTCTAGGCAACTCCTGCACTTCATCATGTGGTAAAAAAAGGCCAGCAAAGCTAGCCTTCCCTCTCATGTTGGCATTAAGATTTCATTAAGTCCACGATACGCGACTCATGGAATGTTCTGGTGGTTCCATCACTGCGTTTAACACATATGAATCGTCCGTTATCATTAGCTCCTCTCCCGAGGACAGTCCCCGTGTGACGGCACAGGATATTCCCAGTGCCATGTCGGGGGTATTTCAGGCTAACGGTATCGCCTTCGTTGACCGACCGTAAATTTCTAATTACTTTCATCTTTCATCTCCTCCAAAAAACCGTAATATCCAATCAGTAATGCGTCAGACGACCAATGTGTGATTGGGATCGTTTTCCCGTCGTCGTATTTAATCTTGCCAAACAATTCACCAGCTCGATTTTTCGTGACGTTCTTGTCCCCCTTTGTCAAGCAATCAAGTTCCTTCATCCAGACTTGCGGTCTGACCAGCTTCGGTTCGACTCCATAAAACTCGAGGACAGCCAACAACTTCCCCCATCCGCTCGCAAAACTTAGTGCCCCAGCCTTTCCTGCTGGGAGGTAAATTTGTTCAAGGTAAACTGAGACTCGCTCAGGTTCTGGAAAATACGATCGCAGCAGTTCAAGTAATTCAGGGCTATCTTCGGGTAGTTTCTCAACGTGCAACCAATCGTCATGAAAGAAACTCACACCGCCAGACTTACCTGGATCGATCCCGATCACGCAATAACTCTCACGACCTCGAGCGGACCGAATAGCTTTGCAGCGTCTTCTACGAACTCTCGAATCGCAGGGTTGTA